TTAGGGTTTTGATCTGCAATCTCGTCTAAGATCACGCCATCAAAATACTGTCCACGCAAGCTATCAGGGTTATCAGACCCGTATAACTGTATGCGCCTATCCCAAAAGTCTACCCGCATCTCGGCAATGTTAGCCTCTGCGCCTAACGGTCTTGTATAGTGCAACAAGTAATCCCACGCTACCCGTTTAGCTTGAGAGTATGTAGGTGCAATATACGCAAACCTTGGACGTTCTCTACCGCACTCGATAGCAGACTTAATCAACTGGTTAATAGCACTAACCGTTTTACCCATCCTACGATGCGCTACAACCACCACAAAGCGGCTGTTATCCATCGCCTTGTGTATCTCTAGCTGCGGCTCTCTAGGCTGATAAGGTATTACGATTTCTCGTTCTGCCACTTTACCACCAGGTTTCCACCGTCAGCGCCAGCAATCTCGTGTCGGTCTGTTTCTTTCCATCCCGCACGAGTCTTGAGCCAAAATATCATGGCTGTTGTATTACCTGTCTTAGCTTGCTCGTATAGCGACCTAGCCACGGCAGCGTTAGCATCAACCCTACCGTCATCTAATTCCTTCTTGTAATACTTAACAAGCGTATCTGCGCTTATTTCTATTTTGTCCGCAATATCTTCGTGGCGGATACCAACAGCAGATAAAGTCTTAACTAACCTGCGGGTTTCCTCTGTAGGAACGTGCAATTTTCCCTGAGCCATCTTTATAACTCCGAAAGAATTGCTTTCTTACCAGTAAAGTTTTCCCACCGCTTTACTATTACGTCACAATAAATAGGGTCTAACTCCATTACACGAGCCTTACGACCAGTCTTTTCACAAGCAATAAGCGTAGAACCAGAACCACCAAAACAATCTAAAACAACATTTTTACCAGCTTGGTCATTAAGAGCCAATTCAATTAACTCTACAGGCTTCATAGTGGGATGAACTGTATTTTTTTGACGCTTTAACGACCACACATCGCCACGAACCGTTTTATGACCACCAAAATCGCCATAATAAAAAATCAGCTCGTGCTGCTTAAAGTATTTATCTAAATGCTGCGCTGGATTTACCTTATCCCATACGATCATAGCTTTGGGCTTGCGACCTATGGATTCCATAGCATCTTTAAATATATGTGCGTATTGCCAAGAGCAACATACATACATTGTTTCGCAACTATATAAAGACTGCATTAAGAAATCTTTAAATGCCTCATCTGACATCTTGTCATTCTTAATTTTTTCTCTTTTATCTTTAACGCCTTGATAATCTATATTGTAAGGTGGATCGGTAAATACCATGTCTGGTCTATTACCTTCCATCAACTTATCCACAGCGTCAATACTTGTGCTATCTCCACACATAAGTCTGTGGTTTCCTAGTACCCATATATCGCCTGGCTTTGTAATAGGCTCAGGAGGCGGCTCAGGCACTTCATCCTCGTCCGTCAACCCTTCATTTGCTTCTATCGGGTTCAACAGCGCATTTATCTCGTCCGGATTAAATCCAAGTAAGGACAAGTCCATGCCGTCCATATCTAGGTCTTTTAGCTCAACCATAAGCAGGTCGTTATCCCACCCGCTATTGAGAGCAATCCGGTTGTCAGCCAAGATATAAGCCTTGCGCTTTGTCTCGGTTAAGTGAGATAGGCGCATACACGGAACAGTATCCATGCCTAGCTTTCTAGCCGCCATTACCCTACCGTGACCAGCAATGATGCTGTTATCGTCCGATATAAGTACTGGGTTGTTAAAGCCAAACTCTTTTATTGATCCGGCAATTTGCGCTACCTGAGCGTCATCATGCGTCCTAGCGTTATTAACGTAAGGAATAAGTAGATCAATAGATACTAACTCTATATTTCGTGCCGTTGTCATTCGATTCCTTTCGGGTCATCGTGTTAAGTACTGCTTATACTACCATTTTACTTTATTAGCCCAATAAGCTGCGGACATCTTGCCCTTGGCTATGTTTTCAGCGTGACGGGCTTTAAACGCCTCGTTTCGCTTACTACCGTCAGGACTGCCCTTTACGCCTTGTTGACCAAAGCGGATAAGTTTAGTTTCATCTCCTGATTTGGCTAATACAGCATGTGACTTAGTAGGATGGCTAGGCGTGCGCTTAGGCTTGTTAAAGCCTGAGAATGTTTCCTTGCCACGCTTAATCATCTTCACCCTCTAGCTTATCTTCTAGCATTTCGTACTTATCCTTAGCGTCTTTGTACTCTTGCTTTGCCATTGCAAGCATATTCTTTTCTTTAGCGGTCATTACCTTTTTGATAGGACCGCCAACTAGCCAAGCCGAGCAGGTACGATCACCAGCACACTTGAACTCGAAAAGCTCGCAATAACCCAAGTCCGCAGCCTCGGCAATAGCCTCGTACTCCTCGCCACCTTTGCCTGATCCCATGCCGTTAACAATGCACATCTCCATCTCAGGAGTGACAATGAAAGCGGCACAGTTACCGCAGCGCATGGTTTTAGCTTCGTCTACAGATGTATTCCATTCTTTAGCTCGAGCGATCCAAAAGTCAGATGACTCTTCTTCAGGATTTGCAGGACCGTAGCCTACATTCTTAAAAGCCCAATCCCGATTCTTGAGATTTAGCTTAACGTCTTGAGTAGATGCAGGACATTTCATTAGTACATCCCCGTCTCTTCTTTCTTAAGCTGCTTTTTGTAGTCTGACTTACCGGACTTCTTATCTTCAGCCATGTATTCTTTAGCTACTTTTGTAGGAATACCAACTTTCTTAGCAAACTTAGGCGAGTGTGCGGCGGCACGCATAAATGCGGCTTGGGCTTTTGATACGCTCGGCATTATTCTTTCTCCTCTATCGCTTCAGCCATATAGAGGCT